TCATTCTTGGCGATAATATTTTCTACGGAAACGAATTGATCAATCGTTTCAATGCAGCAAATTGGAATAATGTCGGTTGTACGTTGTTCGCGTATCATGTTGCTGATCCAGAAAGATTTGGTGTTATTGAATTAGACAGCAACGACGATCCTGTCAAGATTGTTGAAAAACCCAAATTTGCACCCAGCAATTATGCGGTGACTGGGCTTTACTTTTACGACAATAACGTAGTAGAATATGCTTGGAGGATTACTCCTTCAGCAAGAGGTGAACTCGAGATTACAGACATCAATAACATCTATATGCAAAATCATGATTGCAAGGTTGAGTATTTGAATCGTGGTATTGCTTGGATTGATACTGGAACTTTCGAATCTCTCTCAGAGGCTTCTGTATTTGTTGGTTCTGTGCAACGTAGAACTGGGATGATGATTGCATGTCCAGAAGAAATTGCATACAAGAATGCATGGATCACTGAGAATCAAGTGAGAGCCGCTGCTGCAAAATATACCAAATCGGACTATGGTAAGTATCTTGGACAAATCTTGAGGACAAAATAATGAGTGACGTGAAGCAAATGATTGAAGAATTGGTTGCCGCTGTTGGTACGCCGAAGTATGCGTATAACTGTAAGCAATTCAATCCTGAGAAAGATACAGTATTCTATTCTGGTCCATATTGGGACGAGAAAGAAGTTATTGCTGGCGTCACTGCATTCTTGACAGGTAAGTGGCTCGTCTCTGGTGAGCAAGTCGCCAAGTTTCAGTGGGCGTTTGGACATAAGTTCAATGTAAAGCATTGCCACATGGTCAACTCTGGTTCGTCTGCCAATCTTACCATGGTTGCTGCTCTCAAGAAACACTTGGGCTGGAAGGATGGCGACCAAGTTATCGTTTCACCAGTAGGCTTCCCAACTACAATTGCTCCGTTGGTTCAAAATGGGCTTGTGCCAGTCTTTGTTGATATTGAAATGAAGACACTCAACTTTGATCTTGATCATGTTGAAAAGTGGATCACCGATAAGACCGTTGCCATTTTTGTCTCACCAGTTCTTGGCAATCCGCCAGATATGGATCGAATCAAGGCTATGTGCGAGAAACATAGCATTCGTTTGATTGGTGATAACTGCGATTCACTTGGCACAAAGTGGGATGGCAAACTGCTGACGGATTATTACTATGCGTGGACAACATCTTTCTATCCTGCTCACCACATTTCGACAGGCGAAGGCGGCATGGTTTGCTCAAACGACGAGCAACTCATCAATACTGCTCGCAGCATTAGCTGGTGGGGTCGTGATTGCCGTTGCGTTGGTGCTGCTAATCTATTGGCTTGTGGAACATGTGGCAATCGCTTTGATAAATGGCTTGAAGGATATAATGGAATAATTGATCACAAGTATCTGTTCTCAAATATGGGATACAATCTCAAGCCACTCGATCTTCAGGGTGCGATTGGTATTGAGCAGTTGAAGAAGATCGATGAGATTGATGTCAAGCGTCGTGTAAACTTTGCTCGTATCAAGCATCTCTTCGAGAAATATGTTCCTGGTGTTCGTGTTGCTGAGAATCTTTTGCTTGCTGATCCTTCTTGGTTCGGTGTTCCTTTGATCACTGATACACCTGAACTGAAAGAAAAACTCCAGGCATTCTGTGAAGCAAATCGCATTCAGACTCGCAACTACTTTGCTGGAAATATTCTGTTGCATCCTGGTTACAAGCATCTTGACGATGCCTCGAAGTATCCGAATGCTAACAAGGCATTGAGCAATGTATTCTTCGTCGGTTGCCCACCGCATTATGGCGAGGATGTGTTTGCCTATTACGAAAGCGTAATGTCAAAATGGCAATCGTAAACGTCTTTGGAGGATATGGCTTTGTCGGAAGTGAATACTGTAACGTCGCCAAAGGCTGGATCAAAAATTACAGAGATAATTACCAAGTACGGAGTGCCGATTGCGTTTACTTTATTAGTACCGTTGATAACTATAATGTACACGTCGATTCTCTCTTGGATATTGATACTAATCTCGTTGTATTGATGAAGGTTCTCGACGAATATCGTAAATATATAAAAGAAACTGGTGAACAAGGGGTGTTCAACTTCATGAGTTCTTGGTTCGTTTATGGACAAGACTCTGGATTTGGCGAAGGATCGCGTGGTATTCCCGAGACCGATCCTTGTGACCCAAAAGGATTTTATTCAATTACGAAGCGTTGCGCTGAACAGTTGCTTATGTCATACTGCGAGACGTTTGGGCTTCAATATCGAATCTTGAGGCTGGCGAATGTACTGGGTAAACAGGATAAAAAGGTATCTGCGAAAAAGAACGCTCTCCAATACCTATTGGGAGAGATCGCGGCTAACCGACCAGTTGATCTCTATGATAGTGGGTATTTTTATCGTGACTATATTGATGTTAGGGATTGCGCTCGAGCAATCGATCTGGTTGTCCAGCAAGGAGAAATCAACTCCATCTACAATATCGGAAACGGTAAACCGATAATCTTTCGAGACATTGTTCGTTACGCTCGAGACGCGATGGATTCTGCGTCAGAACTCCGCACGATTGAGCAGAAAGAATTCCACAAGAAAGTTCAATCCTCTCGTTCCTTCTTTATGAATAATACTAAACTTGAATCCTTGGGTTACAGACCACAATACACGATTCAAGAAACCGTCGACGACATCATTCACGGAATACTAACTAAAGAAAATAACTAAATATACTATATCCCACAGTGTGGAGAGAGTATGTTTGGTTTCAAACAGTATATTCCGTTTCTAACAGAGCAAAAAGCACCTGCTCGCGGAATTCAACACCTCCCACACGCATTCGAACCAGCCTTCCACGCTCGTAAAGTTGCAGTATCATCTGCAGTCTCTAAAATTCAAAAAGTCGCTAGTGGTCGCGCTCCACTGACTCGTAAAATCGACGATCGTATGTCATTCCAGGTTATCCACACACCTGAAGGGAAGGTTGGAGTCAAATACAAAGGTCCTGGAGCAACATATAACTTCTCTCCAGAAGATATCAAGAAACAATATAGCGAAAAACCATATATCGCTGGACCATTGATGAACACTCTCAAGCACATTCATAAGGTGCTTCCAGAAGGACCAGGGGAGTATCAAGGTGGATATCTCAGTGCTATCGAGGATCGCACCGAAGAAGATGGTAAGATTGGGCACAAACCAAATACTATTCGCTATTCTATAGATAAAAACTCTCCAGAAGGTAAGAAACTCGCAAAGGCTCCGTTGAGTGTCGCCTTACACTCTAGACTAAATGCGAAGGGTGAGGCTTCTCCTATTGAAGCAGGTGAATTGAAAGATCATCCTGATGTTCATGTAATGAATCATGTTGTTTCTGCTGATGAGAGAAAATTAAGCCCAGAAGCAAAACGTAAAGTTCTTACTCATCTTGCAGCTGCAAAGGAATTGAATAAGGATCATGGTCATGAACATCATGAAGGTCATGAAGAAACATTACAACGATATTCCAATTCAACCGTTGATAGTGGCGAAAAGCCATCTGCTAAAGGCTATAAGAAATTCTTAGAAAAATATCACCAAAAACGAATTGATTCAGTGAAGACAGAAAAAGCCAAAAATCAAAAACGTGAAGAAATGAAAGCAGCGATGAATCATGTAAATGATAATCTAGAAAAATTCGATCGTTCTTTTGATATACACCACCACTTACAACAAGCCACTTATGCAACAGCTGACGCTCTATCTAAAACGGCTCATGGTGGGTATTCGCATCACATCTTTGGTCAAGAGGCTGCTGGCGAGGGATTTGTTTCTGGCAATTCTAAATTTGTACCTCGTAAATTCACTGAAGCAAATCGCAAAAGATCAGCCGAACTCAAAGCGCAAAAGAGTGTAATATGAGTAAAGCCACTTTCACGTTCGGTCGTTTCAATCCTCCAACAGAAGTTGGGCATGGTAAGTTGGTTTCTGCTGTCCAATCTCATGCAGAAAAGTCTGGCGGTAGCCATTATATTTTCCCATCACATTCTCAAGATGCCAAGAAAAATCCATTGAGTCACGCTGATAAAGTTCATGCTATGAATAGGCTGTTTCCAAATGCGAATGTGGTTTCACAAGGAAAGGTTAGAACAGCAATCGATGCAATGAAGCATCTAGAAAAGAAAGGTCACACTAATGTGACAATGGTTGTTGGCTCAGATCGAGTTGCAGAGTTCCATGGATTACTTTCTAAATACAGAAAGAAAGAATTTCCTGGAATCAAAAAGGTAAACGTTGTTTCAGCAGGTAATAGAGATCCTGATGCAGAAGGCGCAGAGGGAATGTCTGCTTCTAAAC